GGCCGGAGACCAGATCAGGCGTGCTCGATGACGACGCCGCGCTTGTACAGCGCCGCATCGCCGGAACCCGCGTCGGTGGGGATGCCGTAGTCGCCGACCCACGACCAGGTCGTCGACAGGACCTGCTGGAGGCGGTCCTGCGGCGGGCGCACCAGGAGCGTGATGTCGACGCCAGGGGCGACGTTGACCTGCCGCACCTCGGGGACGTCCTCGACACCCGTGCCGGACAGGAGCGTGCCGGTGGCGTCGAACGGTGCGGCCATGATGGCCTGCCCGCCCATGACGATCGGGCGGTGCACGGTGAGCGTGCCCGACGAGCCGGCCTGGAGGGTGGGGACCTCGTTGTTGCGGACCCAGTCGATCCCGCCGAACCGTCCGATCGACAGATCCCGGTAGATGGGGCTGTCGACGCGGCCCTGGAGGGCCTGCTTGAAGTCGGAGTCGGAGAACAGCTCAGCTTCGGTGTCGGGGTCGATGTGGGCGACGTAGTAGCCGCCCAGCGTCGGGACGTTCATCTTCCGCAGGCGGGCGACCGCGGCGCGGAAGTTGGCGAACGTCACCACGTTCGAGCTGGACAGGTCGTAGGCGGAGTTGCCGGCCGCGCGGATCGTCGACGGGGCGTTCGCGGCGACGACGGCCTGACCGACGGTCGCGGAGATCGCCGTGCCCAGGGTCAGGGTGTTCGTGCCGGTGTTGACACCGACGACGGTGTTGCCGGTGCCGCCGACGCTGATCGTCAGCGGGTTCGCACCCGACACCGGGGTGGGGACCCCGTTGACGTTGACGAGGGAGAACCCGGAAACGGACTGCACGACCAGGGCGGTGCTCGTCGTCGACGCGGTGGTCGCCCAGGTCCGGCCACCCGCGTAGGCGGCGTACAACTTGTTCCGGGTGATCTGGTTGATCGACTGCCCCGCGTTGATCCCGAGGGTCTCCGCGTCGGCCAAGAACTTGTTCGCCAGGGCCATGCTGTTGGACAGCATGTTCGTGTCCATCGAGTTGGCGTACTGGTCCATCGTCACGGACCACTGCTCGATGCCGTACGTCGACGCGGACGGGTCCGACCCGGTCACCGGGGTCGTCGCCGGCGCGAGGAGGCCCTTGCGGGTGAAGGTCTTCGTGTCACCCAGGCCGCCCTGCCACGGCTCACTGTCCGCGATCTGCGGGAACAGGAACTCGGGCACCAGGGCGTCGCGGAAGACCCTGTCGAGGATGCCGTTCTGCATCATCGCCTGGATCTGCGCGGGGAGGGTGCCGCGGACGCCGGCGTGCCGGTCGAGGCGGAACCAGGAGGGCGCCGGGCGGCGCACCAGGTTGGGGGTCATGTCACTCCTCAGTGATCGTCACGGACACGAGGTCCGGGTGTTGCTCGGCGAGCATTTGCAGGCCGAGCAGTGCGGTTTGGGTGATGGCCGATGCGGCGGCGCAGACGCGACCCCCTGCGGCGTGCTCCTCGTGACCGGCCACCTCGATGGAGGTGAGCCCGTCGCCCAGCCGGGCGCGGACTGCGATCACGCTGAGCGCTGCCGGTAGCCGTACTTGCCGAGTTCAGCGGCCAACTCGTCCTTGGTCGCGTTGCGGAAGTCCGTCGGGGGGACGGGGCCGCGGGAGCCCTGCGCCGGGTCGGCCCGGGGGCGGGGCTTGCGGGGCGTGTCCGCCTCGGCGGCCGGGGCCGACTCGGGGACAGCCCAGTGGGGTTTGCGGTCGAGGAGGTCGGCGAGTTCCGCCTCGATGGCGTCGGTATCGACCTCGCCGTCCGCGTCAACAAACTTCGACGGGTCGCGCATGAGGACGTCGACGGCGTCGGAGGTGTCGGCGAACTTCCCGACGGCGGAGGCCTTGATCTCGGACTTCACCGACCGGGCGACCGCCTTCGTCGCCTGTTCAGCGGCCCGGTCGGCCTTCGCCTGGGCCTTCTCCAGGTCGGATCGGTCCCGGTCCTCGAACTCCTGGACCTTGCGGGCCAGGTCCGCGGTCTTACGGCGCTCCTCCGCGGCGGCCTTCTTCGCGGCGGCGGCTTCCTTCTTCGCCGCGGCCCGGTCCGCCTTCATGCGGTCCAGGGCCTTCTTGCCGGCGTCGCCGAGGCCGTCACTGTCCGGCTCGTCGTCGCCGTCCGTGGCACCCGAGTCGTCGGTGTCATCCGTGCCGGCCTGGTCGTCGGCGTCGGGGCTCTCGGGCTCCTCGTCGGCGGGGCCGGTGCTGGTGGTGTCGTCGGGCTCGGGGTCGTCGTGCCGGGCGAGGTTGAACCAGGTGGCGCCGATTGCCGGTGCCTCGATCTGTTCGGTGGACATTGCGTCCGCCCCTTCATGTGGGTGTGCGAAAGAAAGGGGCACCGTTGCGGCGCCCCTCGTCGGGATGGGTCGAAACCCGGGTGCAGTGGTCCGGCTACGGGGTCAGTGCAGGTAGCCGAAGCGCTTGAGGAGCCGGATCAGCTCGTCTCGGCTCTCAGCGAGCGCGAGGATCTCCGACGGCATGAGCCGCGGCGTCCGCAACTGGAAACGCGGCAGGCCCGCCTGGACGTCGGCGCGGGAGCGGGCGAAACGCTGCCCGGTCCGCTGCTCCGTCTCACGCAGCATCCGCTGATAGAAGCTGCTCTTGCGGGTGGTGCCTTCCAGGGTCGCGGTGACCTTGCGGCCGTAGGCGTCCATCGTCGTCACGCCGCGGTGGGCGTTGACGATGGAGTAGATGTCTCCGCCGTTGCGGATGGCCTCCGCGTCGCCGGCGCCGAAGCGGCGGTCCTGCTCAGCCCTCGACAGGCCGTCGAAGAAGCCGCGCGGGTTCTGCGGGCGGCCCCGGCGGGCGTCGGTTGCGGGCGAGCCGTAGCACTGGCAGTGGTTGTGCCGGTTGAAGTCGGCGTTGTAGCGGTACCAGTGGCCGGCGAGGATCGCGCACCGCGAGCAGGCCCCGGGGCGGATCATGCGGACGTACCCGGTGACCGTGCGGTTCGCGACCATGGAGATGCTCGCCGCACCCCGGCCGGCGTCGGCGACCTCGGAGGTGACGATCCGCGTCAGGGCCGCCATGCCGCCGAGCATCGCCTCCTGCAACGTCAGCCCGCTCCCCAGAAGGGTTTTCGTGCGGATCACGGGCAGGTACAGCAGCGAGTCGAGGGTCCTACCGTCCGCGGCGGTGCCGGACAGTTGCCGGTAGTTCACCGTGTTCGCGCCGGACTCGTAGCCCGAGGACAGGCCGTCCGCGGCGACCATCGCGTTGACGTACGACTGCCCCGTCGACGCGGCCAGGAGCTGCCCTGCGGCGACCGCGCGGACCATGGCGCCGCCGATGCCACGCAGCCACGACGCGGACAGGTCCGCCGTGTCCAGGGTCCGCCACAGTTGCTCGGCCCGGATCACCGACTGGAGTACCGCGCGGCGCTGCGCCTCCCCGTAGGTGGCGACGATGGTGTCCGTCGTCGCCACGTCAGCCCGCTACAGCAGGCTGCGGCGCCTCCGGGGCTGCGCCCGGGGCCGACTCTGCTGCACCTGCCCCGGTGACTGTGTCGGTGTCGGGGGCGGCAGTGGACAGGGCGTGCAGGTCCGCGGCCGTCATACGGCTCAGGGCCTCGTCCTGCATCTGCCGCATCCGCTCACGCTGCTCCGCCGAGTAGCCCAGGTCCTCCCACGCCTGCTCCGTCGGCAAGATCCCCGCCGCATGGAGCTTCGTGACCGCGTCGGCTTTCTGCGCGTACGTCGGTGTCGCAGCATCCGCCCACACGGTCTCCAGAGACTGGGCCCGCGGGTCGAGGTCGCCGTCCCGCACCAGCAGTGCGAGCCGCATGACCCGCTCCCACGCCTCCCCGAACGCCCGCTGGCGCCGCTCGGCCCGCTTCACCAGGCGGGCCTCCCCCGCACGGATCGCGTCCGCCGACGGCGGCTGATCCGTCGCCAGGCCCACGAACGCCGGCGGGAGACCGCTGATCGCGGCCACGAGGCGGGCGAGAGAGTTGATCGTGTCGTGGAAGTTCGTGAGCTGCGCCTCGGGGAACTGCCCATATTTGGCGTCCTTGTTCTCCGACGCCCACAGCTTCCCCGCCACAGAGGACAGGGCGCCCAGCGGTTGGCCGTTCTCGTCGGCGAAGTCGTCCAGCGACATGCCCGTGCCCCAACGGCGCGGCATTGCGTGGTACTCCGCCGACACCATCATGTCCGAGGCGATCTTGTTCGCCGCATCCGACAGCGGAATGATCGCCTGCAACTCGGACGTGCCGTCGCGGTACTTCAGCCGGGGCCGGTTCGCCAGCGTCACCACCAGCAACTGCCCCGAGGTCGACTTGTCAGGGGCACCCACACCGTGGTCATCCTGGTCGACGACCACCCACTTGCCCTTGATCTGCTCGAACTGGATGCGTCGGCCCGGCAGATACAGGTTGGAGTGCTTCGAGGGGACAATGCCGCCCGTCGACGGCTCCTCCCAGCGTTTGATCGCCGCCACCTCCCGCCCCGTCCGCGGGTCCCGCTCCGCGTACACCTCCAGCGCCGACTCCGGCGTGATGATCGGAGTCGCCTCGTCCTCGTCGTTCGTCCCGACGATCGCGTACGCCCGCCGCAACGCCATAGCGTCGACATGGGCCTGCTGGGAGCCCTCATCCAGGCCGTTCGCCTGCCAGATCGCCCACAGGCTGTCCTCGGTCGTCCCGGACCGGGCGTACCGGAAACCCTCGATGTCGAGGCGCTCGTCGAGGGCGTCGACGATGAGTTGCGGCCACGCGATGACGACCTGACGCATCCGGTCGTTCAGTTCCTCCTGGATCTCCGGCGCCAGATACGACAGCGGCTGCGTGCCCTCGTAGTAGGCGTCCATGAGCCGCAGCTCCGGGAGTGCCTTCTCGTGTGCCTGCGTCAGCCTTTTCCGCCAGTCATCCGGGCTCAGATCGGACAGGGCCACACCGTCACCCCCTTCACCGTCGCAGTACCGTCGTGCGCCGCGATGTCGGCGCCCGTCCCTCACCCGCCGCGATCGCGTCGCCGGCCGCCTCGTGGGCGACCACCGACACCACGGCGAGGTCGATCTTTTGATGCGGGGACGGCTTGCGGAGCACGTACCGGCCCGCGGTCCGCGCGGCCTTCCGCGCATGACCCACATGGGTCGAGGTGAACTCGCACCCGTCGTGAACGAACGTCCCGTCGGCCTTGGTGACGTCGGTGAGGAGCCGCTCGCACGCGGCGTGCATCTGCACCGGCCGGTACGTCGCCCACCGCGCGACACGCTTGTCGCCGTAGCGCTCCTGCCAGCCGTCGACCTCGGTCTCCCAGTACGGCGGGTCGCAGTACATGCGCACCACCCGGAACCGGGACATCAGCTCATCCACCGCAGCATCAACCTCCAGCCGCGGCACCTGGCCGCCCCACTCCGCCGGATCCCACACCGTGGGCAGACGAAGCGACGAGTACGTCGGCGTGAACTGGTAGCCGTCCAGGGTTTCGGCCCGGATACCGGTCCAGTCGTCGATGTCGGAGCCGTCGAAGCCGAGGACGACCGTGGACCCGTCCGGGACCTCCCGGGGCCCTGTACGGGCGTCCCAGAGGTGTCGTGGCAGCCACGCCCCGGTACCGGCGACGATGCGGTTCCCGAAGAACCGCTCCGCCTGCGCCTGGTCGCGCTCCATGAGTTCCGCTGCTTCGCCCTCGATGACGTCGAGGTCGACCCACCACGAATCCCCGTAAACCGCCTTGTGGATCTTCCGGCGGTCCGCCTTCTTCGCGTAGTCGAGATCCCCGGGCGCCGTACGGAAATCCCGGTAGATATCCCTGACCTTCGCCTCGAACGTCCGCTGCGCCACGCTGTTCTCGCTGGGGTCCCAGCCGTTCGTGGTCTCCGTCGACCGGCCACCCATGCCCGCCAGACCACGGCGCTGCGTGTCCGCGACCTTCTGCATCTTGTTCTCGGTCGTCCAGATGCCGGTCTCGTCCTGAGGTGTAAAGGTCACCCTCTGCCCGAGGCGGGACTGCGCCGACGACGTCACCGTGTCGATGCGGCCCCCGCCCGGCAGGCGAATGAACTCCTCACCGGTCTTCGGGATCATCTCCGACAGCGGACCCTTGTCGATCATCGGGCGCAGGGCGCCGTAGATGTTGTCGGTCTGCTCCTCCGAGAAAGCGGTGATCTGGATCAGCGGAGTCGGCCACGGCATGCCCATCGGCTCGTCCGGCCCGTACTCGTACACCCACCCGCAACCGCAGCCGTGCAGTCGGCAGTCGTAGACCTCGCCGCCCTCAGCCCACCCGGCGAACACCGCCGGCCCGACAGCCTCCACACACACCTGAGACGCCGTCAGCGGGCCCTTGCCCCACTTCTGCGGGCGCACAAGCTGCGACCGGCGGAAATGGAACGCGGACGCCGGCGACAGCATCGACCGCTCACGCGTCGCATCCGCCTTGACCCGGTAGTGATTCAGGTAGAACCAGAGCATCTCGTCGGTCAGCTCATACGGCTCACCGACACTGAACCCGTCCGGGACGACGCAGTGCTGCTCAACCCAGTCACCGATCAGGAAGCCGAGGGTGGGCCACCGGACGGCCTGGTCAGTCGCGCCCGTCATCAGCGGAATGCCGCTTCATACGATCCCGCGCGCTGGCGGTGAGAGAGTCGACGACGTCAGCAGGCAGTCGGTCCAGACGGACAGCGTCCTCTGCGACAACCAGGCAGGCGATACCCGCATGCTCACGCAGGAACGTCACGGCCTTCCCCCACCCCTCAAAGGCCTCTGGCTCCTCGGGGAACGAGACGTTCGAGATGATCAGAACGTCGCCGCGCTCGATCCGCACCACGTCGACCATCAGTCTTCACCCCCTGGCACTACCTTGAACCGGTCACGGGCCGAGCGGCGACCGGCCGGCGCCGAAGGCGTCTCCCGGATCTCCCGCCGCTCCGTCACCTCATCCCGGGCAATCCGCCACCGGTTCGCCCGCAAGCCCGGCACCGTGAGGCCCAGGCTGTCCGCGAACTGCTTCACCAGAGTCGACAGGTTCACCCGCGACTCCAGCTCTTCCGCCTCGGTCAGACGCCGCACGTACAGCGCCACCTCGATCTCCTGGCCGTACCGCTCCCACATCAGCGCCTGCGGCTTCCGCCACAGGGCCTCCCACAGCTCCGTCTCGCGGCCGGTCGGCTCAGTCAGTGGCCAGTCGGGCGTTGCGCCCTCGCGGCCCTCGGCGGGCAGCGTCGTCCACTCACCAGCGTCACGCTCACGGCGCAGAGCAGTCGGATCGGGGGCGGGGCCGGAGCGTGCTCGTGCTCCACCACTCGCCATGGTCATCCCCTTCGTCGCACCGTTGCGGCGCTTCGTACCCGGCAGGCGTTGCGCGCGGCCGGCAGTGCTACGGGAGGCAGCGGTCAGCCTCGTACCTCGTCGTACGTCGCTTGGAAGATGTCGGGCTTGCAGGGGTAGAACTCACCCTGGACGCCGCGGATGACGTAGTCACCGGGGCTCACCTTCATGTCACCTTCGAGGGTCCGGATGACGATGAGCCCGTCAGCGGGATCGATCGTGACCCCGGTGCTGGTGGGACTGAATCCAGGGCCGTCGCCAGCAGGCTGGGTAGAACCGACGTGGCTCTCGATCCACTGATAGACCGCCATGCCCTGGGCGGGCGTGGCGTCGGCGGGGAGGAGCATTGCTTCGATCTCGACGGGCTTCTTGCGGTATCGGCCCATAGCTGGCATCCCTCACGCAAAGTTACGGATCTTGGCGTTCAAGATCGTCTTGAAAGTTTTGAACCTGACAAAACATCGATAGACCTCCCCGGCGGTCCGGGTGGCCGGCGCCTGGACCCCTTCCCCCTGGGCATCTATGTCACGTTGCGTGACGGTCGGGGAGGTCAGTCGCTGGTGCCGGCGCTGAGGTCGGTGGTCTCCAGCGATTCGGCGACGCGGAGCATGCCGACGCGTTCGATCCAGCCGAGTCCGTCGCTGTAGGCCATGCTGAGGCGGACTTCGCCGTCGGCTTGGATGACCTTGAGGATGACGACGGCTCCACCGGCGAGTTCGTCTGCGTTCAGGGTTGCTTCGATACCGAGCGAGTCGAGCAGGTCGCCGATGGGTCGGGTGTCGGTGCCTGCGTTCTCGTCCCATCCGCTCACGTGCTGCTCCTGCGTCGTCGTTCGCGTCGGCATCTGAGGTCGCCGTAGCAGAGGCGGTTGTGCCAGCGCAGTCGGCATGCGAGGCGGCGCGGTAGGGCGTGGGCTGCGTCGCGTGGGTAGTAGAGGATGTGCTGGGCCAGGGTGGTGGGACTGGCGGTGAAGCCGCGCGGTCTGCGTGCTGGCGGCCGTACTGCGTTCCAGATCCTGTTCACGTGGCGTCTCCGCGCTGGTGGTGCGGCTCGGGTTCGAGTGCCACGGTCTGCTTGACCCATCGGTCAGCGGTGACGGCCGCTCCACGTCGGTGGTCAATGAGTGGTGATCCGTCGTCTCCGACGAGGTACTCGGTGATGCCGATCCATGTGCGTTCGCTGTAGGCCGTCTGCTTGGTCTCGACGGTGATGGGTTCGGGGACGACCCGCTCGGGGTTGATGCCGTTCGCGGTGAGCCAGGTGCAGATCCGGTCGCGCTGCTCGTCGGTCAGGTCGTGGTCTGCACATGTGACGTGCTCGGTGACAGTGCGGACGGGAAGAGGCACGGGGTAGCGCGAGGGTGGTGCTGGTTCCTTGTGGCTGGCGCCGGGGTGGCTCATGTGTTGAATCCTCCGGGCTGGTGCTGTGCGGTCTCGCTGCTGTGGCAGGGCTGGCAGAGGCCGCGTCCGTGCTTCGGGTCGTTGGGGTCGAGTTCTTGCTGGGTGAGTTCGCGTCGGCTGAGGGGCCAGTGGTCGGCGTGGGCGGATGGCCGGCCGCACGGGTCGGGGTGTCCGTGGCTGGTGTCGGTGCAGACGCAGGCGGGGTTGCGTGCGAGGACTGCGGGTCGGAAGCGGGTCTCGTGCTGGCCGCCGTAGCCGCGTTGTCGTGCGGTGCCGCGGCGTTGTTCTGCTTCGCGGCGGTGGGTGGGGCAGCGTCCGCGTTCGGTGTACTCGGGGCAGCCGGGGACGGAGCAGATGGTGAGTGCGCGTCTGGGCATGTGGTGTCCCCCGGGTTCTGTCGTACGGTCGTGCCATCTATGGAGGGGGTGCGCTGTGAGGCGCTGGTTTGTGGGGGCTGTCGTCGTGGCGGTTGTGGGTGTGGCTGGCTGTTCGGGTTCGTCGGGGGGTTCGGATGCGAAGCCGTCGCCGTCGGCACCGGAGGTGAACGTGAAGGCGTGGTCGTCGAAGGTGTCCGACGCGTTCAACGCGGGTTCCGGCGATGCGTGTACCGACCCGAGTACGGCGGCGTGTGCGTCGTACGTGCGGCATCTGATGTCGGTGACGGATGAGCTGCGGGACGCCTTGGAGTCTGGGGATGGGGCGAAGCGGTATCCGCAAATGGTGTCGTTGATCGGGAAGATGGACGACGCCTACGTCGACTTTCAGGGTCAGACGTGCACGAGCGTGGAGGGTTCGCCGTGCTTCGTGGACGTGACAGCGATCATGTCGGATGGTTCTGATCTGGGTAATGCGTTGGTTGGTGGGGGGCGTTGACGTTGTGGCCCGCCCGGAGCGGGAAGTCTCCGGGCGGGCGTGGCCGAGCGCGTAGCGCTTCGAGGCCGGGCCTGCCACGCGGCAGGCCGTTGGTCCTCGCAGCCGGCTCCCTTCCCCAAGG